CATCCTGTATTACCAACACCTGTTTGTTTCTGCCATAGAATGTTAGGAGCTACACCATCACTTTGTGTATATAAACTCCCAACATTAGCAGTAACAACACCATTAGGACTCCCATTACCAGTAGCAATAACATTGCCATTTTTAAGAACAATAGTGCCATCAGATAAAATTTCAAGCACAACATCGTTATTAAGATTAGTATATTGCTGTACTGGATAACCCTGATTAGCCATTACAGTCCTCTAGAAGTAAATCTCATCATCGGTGTTAGAACCACTTTCCATTGGTGTTATTAGTTTATCATCTGGTTGCATTTCATGGCTGTTAGGTACATCTAGAACAGATATAATATGAGATTCACGTTGTCCAATTAACGGGAAGCCATGATTACCAGTGTCTATACAATCCCATTTTTTGCAAAGTAATAAGCCACGTTGCCATACCATCTCTTTAATTTCGACTCGTGAGCCACAGCGAGCACAATAATGGTATGAGGCCTTTTTAAAGTTACGCATACCACGATAAGCTACGCTAGTAACAATAGGTTCATTTGCCATATAAGTTAAATCGAGGGGCGAAAAGGAGCCTAAGCCTAACGCCCCTCTATCTATCTTCTAACCTAGTACAGAGTCAGTGAAACTAAGTTAGTGATAGATTCTTCATCCCCGGCGAGGGAAATGAGCTTCGATATGTTGTTGAGCACCTGCTTCTGCAATATCTTGATGTATATATCTACCTTCCCATGCACAACTACATTCGGCATAGTAGTTGTAATTCAATCCCTGTTGAGGCACCACAGTAACATGATGTGTACCTTCGGTAATCTCATATCTATAAGAAGGATCAACCTTCTCAGGAGAGATTGTAACAGCACGTTTCTCACCTTGCTGCTTAGCTTCAGCTTGACTTATAATATTGGACTTGACAGATGTGTCAGTCGTCTGTGTTACTTTAGAGCCTTCAGGAGCAGGTGTGGGAATTACAGTAGATGCCTTTTTAATCTCATCAGCCATTGGAATCGACTCCTTTTTAGAATAATTTATAGGCTCCTTTTTATTTGTTACTATGGGCCATTACTGCCCCAAACTCCTAACCAGTGTGAAGCACCAGCAGCAAAACGCATCTTACTTTTTTGCTTAAGTGCATCAGTATCAAAATCATCATCATAGTCCATATCCGGCTTTTTACGCCAGAGAAACTTAACTTGATGTTGATCCTTAGCACAAACAGCAAACCAAGCAGTATCACTAGTGAGATAGTGACCTACCATATATCCGAGATCTTCGCCCAGTAGAGCGTTAATCTCGTTTGTTGCAGTTCCCGGTTTACCCGGTGAGCCGAGTAGCTCACGAGCTAGGAACCTTTGTGCAGGTGGGAGTACTAAAGCTTTTGGCTTTAATACAATTGGCAAGCCAACACCATCAACAATGCGTTCAAATTGATTAGTCATGGCTATAACAGCAGCCAGGCTTAAATCAACATCAACCGCAGGTCGATTTGGGAAAGTACCTGCCGCACTAATGACTCCCGCTAATCCGGGTCCATATGATGTAGCAGTTGGTCCCCCAAGCAACGGATGTTGGTTGTTAAACAGGCTTACACCATCTATTGTTTTGACAGTGGAGAAGCCGAGATTGAAAATATTCCAAGGCACCATCTCCTCAGTAAATCGTTGAGAACGAGCCAGTGCCTTTGGAATTTGCTTAATTACGCCATACTGGTCATCTTCATAAAGCTCAAAAGATGCACGAGCAGCAAGAGCGTAAGTTAAAGGAATATATCTCAGTGTACCACCTTGAATTACTTGAGTGTAGTTTACTGGGGTATTTTCCGGTTTATATGGCATCGGGCCAGTACCAGCAAATTCAACATCATCGGCATAGGCCATCGTTATGCTTTCGACATTGAATACAGCAGGATACTCCAGATCTCTCTGGTATGTGTCAAGCCATTGATTAAATAGCTTGTGTATGCCCGGAGCCATAAGCTGTGCGTACTGACCGCGGACCATTGTCATAGTTTAACTTCTCCTAAGCGAGAGTTATTGTTGATATTGTGAAACAGCCTTCAAAAATCTAAATCTAACGCGACCATTGGGAATAGCTCCATCTATCGGGCTAAGACCAACAATCTCTACTGCTGCGTTAGCTGCGCCAGTTCCTGGTGTAGTCTTTGCACCATCTACATACCAATATAATGGTGCTGTAAGATCTACTGATAATCCTGCAAGAGTTCCAACTAGTGCTTGTGTTGGCGTAGCTCCTACAGAAGTTCCCAGCGTAGAGTTGTCAAACTGTCCTTCAAAAATCGTGTCGTCAACGGACTTATCAAATAAAATTTGTCCAGTGACAAATGGTGCTCCACGAGGGATATTAACAGCAGAGGTTTCATTAGGTACTGAACCAAATGTAGTTCCAGTTCCTGGGAAACCTACGCCAGTAAATGGACCCGGTGCGCCTAAACCTGCTGATGCTAGGTTATGTGCATCTTCCATCGAAATACCAGCAATAAGTTGAGTAGTGTTTCCCGTCCATGCAGTGACATTACCAGTTACAAGATATACTGGCGTACCTGCAAGAAAGGTCTGAGAAGCAGCTTCATTCTCAGATCCGGTAAAATCTGTATTACCGGAGATAGTAATTACTACTGTAATCGGTGAGTGGTGTGCTAGAAAAGCGGCCATGTTTAGCCTCCTGAGTTAGTTTATTCTAACTCCCAGTAAAGGTCTTATCTTGATCTTCCATCTCCTTTACAGTAGGAGCATAGAACTCTATTTTCTTATCCTGCTTACGCAAAGCATTTAGAACATCTGAACCCACATCATGCTCAAGAGTTCTCTTAGCTTGTGCAATGGCTTCGGTTTGCCAGCGTCCAACTTTCATCAGAGCTTTAATGATATTTTTCTTATAGATGCCCATTAAGTGTAGAACAGGCACCTTCATAAGAACAACATCAAACCACTTAATGGTTCCATCTTCTTTAAGAAGATGCTCTGATAATGGTCCCTCGACATCTTCAGGCTTAGCATTACTAAAGCCTATAGCTTTAAACATAGCATAATTGCCACCTTCATAATTCTTAAAGTTAACCCATCGGAAGCGTATATTACCATCACGAGGTTTAACTTGTAACATCGCTGGAATGTCGAAGGCTTTAGCGTCAACGAAGTCTAAATTTAAGATATCAGACTCTGTTAAGTTAGATAAGTCTCTAACTGTGGCAGCTCTTGGAACTACTGGATTAGCTGCTGAATTTTGGTCTGCTGAAGATGGAGGCGGAATAATCTGAACATCAGGCTGGTAAGGAGACTTAGATACTGTACGTGAGAAGCCTTGTTGTTCTCCTAAAATATTACCTTTAGCCTCTTTAGCTTGTTCAGCCTTAAGCCGATCAATGACTTTCTGAGTTACGTTATCTTCAGAAGTTTGCTGAGCAAGGTTAGCTTTAGCTAGATCTGACGCTGCCTTAAGATCAGAATCTACCTCCACTGGATCAGTGGTTTTAGCCTTCATGTTCATTAAATCATCTAGTTCTTTAGACATATTTCAGCCCCTGCTTCTGCTCAGCCCATTCTTTGGGAGTAAGACCAAAACGAGCAGCAACTTCTAATTCTTTGGGAGTTAGATCATCTTCAGGCTTGCGTCCGCTAGTTTCTCCACCGGGACGAGAAACAATAGATGATCCACCAGATTGGATCATGTTATACTTACCTTCTTTTTTGTTAGTGTCAGTCATAATCTCATCCATATGTCGGCCACGAACGAGATTATACAAGTTCTCGATAAGTTCATCCGGTTTCTGTTTTTGACCAGGAGTATATTTATTCCAGAGTTCTTTGATTTCTGGCTCAAATTTCTCAAAGTGTGGTAGACGCTGACGAGCCATGTTATATGACATTTCAGCAGCAATATTAAGACTATGTAGAGTTAATGGCGTTATGGCTTCTCCCATAATTCTACGAACACTATCTGTAGGATTTTCCATAAACTCTAAAGGATCTATCTTAACTGGTCCTTGTGGGCCATTATTTTGTCCTCTATTATTTTGGCTGTTATTATTCTGATTGTTATCAGAATTATTTTGATCCTGATTACGGGGGCTATCCTGACCGCCTCCGGCGCTAAGATTACGAAGCGTAGCTTCAAGATTCTTTAATGTCTCTTGAGTAGTTGTCAATGTACCTTTAATTTCGTCAACATCAGCTTTAGATGCTGCTGTTGCGATCTTATCAGACATAGACTTAAAACTATCAGGATCAAGTCCTGCTTTAACTAGATCTTCTTTTTTAAGCTCTCCCCATGCCATATCAAGCTCCTTTTATTTACTGAACTTGTGCTAATATTCCTTCATCTGGTGTTGCTTTATAACCTTCGTTCTCAAGGGATAAAAGTTCTATTTTCATTTTATCGAAAGTATCAATCTCTTCCACAATACTCATAACATCCTTAAGTTGATAAATTCGTCCTCTTATTACTGGCGAAAGATCACGACCTTCTTTATCAATAAAGTTATTGAGAAGTTGATCGGAGAATGTAATTATTGCATCTCCTAAAAATCGTTTATAATGTATTGCTTCTGGCACATTAAACCACGCTTTGACTTCCGCCTTGTGCTTGAGTAACTCCCGATAATGTTGGTATTGCGGCCATGTTTCTATCTGGTGCAACCGGGAACGGAGTTGCTTGGCCCGGAGCGCCTTGTGTTGGTTGAGGTTGTTGGTTTTGCTGTCCGGCGTTGGCATTTGAGGCTCCTTTTAATTGTTTAGTCAATGCTAATTCTGGTTGTAGTCTAGATATATCATCATGTCCAAAATTACGTAACAGCTTGCTCATTAAGGCACCTTGAGCAGCTATAACTCCTACAAGAAATTGTTGCATCGGAGGTGGCATCTGAGGATTACCTAATCCTTGCAGGATTTGAGCTATTGCTGAATGATGACGTTGTAATACTTGTGTGAGTAACATATCATTCTGTTTTTCAAGCTCTTTATTAATACTGGCGTTAGCTGCGCGAATAGGAAGATCTATACGTTTGCGTCTTATATTTTCAAGAGCCATCTTGATAAATGGACCTTGATTTCCAAAGTAATTTAATCTCTCTCCTACTCCAAACTCAGAATACATCTTACCGGCCTTACGGCCAAGCTTAAGATGCATATAACGAAAATCAGTAATATTAACATTAACTCGTCTGTTACCAGATTGTAGGACACTAAAAGTACCCATTGCAGATTGGACACCCTTCTTCGGATTAGTTATTCCTCCTCCCATACCTGTAGTAGCTGGATCATCAGTTCCCGCTCTAGCTTTCGCAAGCTGGATGGTCAATCCTTCTTCTTCTACTGAAGTAGGATAAGGTACGCCTAATTGATGGATTGCAAAGTCCTCTGGACTTATAGGTAGGACTGCCATAGGATAGATGCCCATGTTAGCATCTATCTTATTATTACGACCAACAGTAACAACACTAGTATTGCCAAGAGTTCTATTATCGTTTCTTTGATTATGGCCTGTTGATACTTCTTCTTGGTAGAACTTGAGCATCTCCGCAAAGCCATAACCGAGAAGCCCATCATCAGTGTAGCCAAGGCGTCCGAACTCAAAAGGTTCTTCATTCTCTGGATAGAAATTATAAGCTGCGTTACAACGTATGTCAGTTCCTTTATGGTAAATAAATATCAGTCTGTATTTGGCGTCGTTATGCCAATACCAAAACCAACACTCATAGAAATCCCACTCAGCAGCATACTCACCATATTGACCTTGGAGATTTTGAGCTTCTTGTTTTTGTTGCTCAGTATTACTTGGACCTTGCCTATCAGGACTATTCAGCAGTTTCTTACGTTCTTCGGGAGTCAGCTTAAAGCTGCCTTCATAAATCTTCTTTTCTATTTTCTGTTTGGTTAAAGTATACTTGTGATACTTGAAGTCTGCTTTCTCCCAAGTAGGTGCATTAGGTGTAGCTCCCCAATCTTCAATTGGTACTTTCTCAGGACGAGGACCGTCATACTTTATAAGATCTTTAAAAGCTGGTTCACTAGCTTTCATCCCTGGCCCAGTTATTACTTTTTCTATATCAGTCTCCCAAGGCATCTTAACTAAGACTGAACCAAATTGTACCATATCATTAGCCGCAAGCGATTCTACCCTGTAAAGGTCTAGCTCGCTAGGTTCTTGACCCATGAGATTCATAAATTCCTCGAAAGAGGAACGTTGTTCATCTCCTTGTTCTTGTTCATCCCATTCACCTACAAGATGACAAACCCACAAAGGAAGAATCTCATATATAGTGCCGATTATTCTAGCTTTCAGGATGTCTACATTTTCAGCAATTAATTGTATGACAGTGTTTGAACAGTTAGGCCAAGGAAAGTCTCTGGTTTCTTGTTCCGGTTGTCCTTTATAAAGTCTACGCCATTCTGGAATCTTCGATATATGAAATGTCTCATAAGCATCCTCTAACATTCGGAGATTCTCTTTAACAAACTGATGAAGTTCTTTATTCTCAGTTTCTCCGAAATCAACTTCTATTGGCGTTTCAACTGGCATTTAGTATCCCATCTGTCCTACTTTGCGATGTTTAAACTTACGCTTCTGTTCTAGTAAAATATCATTAACTTCTGAGTCAGTCATTGCTTCGGTGTTGATCGCTTCATGTGCGTAGCCAAGTACGTCCAAAATGTCTTTAGTCGGAGAGTAAGGATATTCCAGATATTCTTTAATGAATTGTTCATGGCCCATCCTACAACAATAAAATTCACCTCTCGCAAATGTTGGCTCAAGCGCATCAATCCGCTGAATCTTGGCATCCTTACTATTATCTTTCTTAAACTCATTGATGAGTCGAAAGGTCCATTTTCCAGCTTTACGACGTAATTCACTCATCACCTCTAGATGATACTTTAACCATTTTTGTGCGCCTACTGTTTCAAGCCAAGGTTCTCTGATTTTCCACTTCTCTCCAAATTTAAATAGCTGTTCAACAAGATCCGCATGTGAACTATTTTCTGCATATAAATCAAGCAGGTATTGACGATAAGGAGGTTCAATAGTATAGCCCAAAACGATAAGTGCGTGCCTAGAACGACCTTCAGTACCAGCATGATTAGGATCAAGCAATAATATACGCTGTAAATGAGAAGGAAATAAGTTTTTAGGCGTGACTCCCGCCCTAGTCTCATGTACGATTTGAACTCGTTTGTCATGTGTCTGATCTACAATCTGAAATTTATAATAGTTTAGGTAGTTTTCTTTAAATTTAGTATCGCCAGGAGGAGTAGGATTATTAAGGAACTGGCAACTAAAAAAATAAGATCCGAGCCGTTTCTTCCAGCGATCCAATTTTGTCCAGCTAAATTCGTCAGGAAATAATATCTTCCCAGCAGGATGCCTGCTACAACAGCCTCCAATGGCACTATGAGTAGTAATCCTAAAGTAAGTTTCATTTTTACGAACCCAATAGTTTAAATCTTTATAAGACCATCTATTTCCTATTACTATTTCATCGTTGTCAGCTTCTGGATCAGTTGGATCACTATCAAAGGCTCCCACCAATAAACGGTGGTAGTCTATAGTACCCATCATTACTACTTCAGATTCAAGTGCTTCTTTACCGACAAGATCATCTTGGATAGCGCGTTTATAGTGTCTGGACTGTAATGCTGTCCCGACGGACATATAGTCAAACGTTCCTTCTCCATCTGCGGTTGTACCACTTCGCTTATGGGTTTTTGTAGTAACACTCCAAGTACAAGAACCATCTGGTTTGATTTCCGGGTAGAGATTGAGGAAGAAATCATTGTTTTGGTAGTGGTTATCAATTCTTACTCCGAGCTTTCCGATATTCTCTTTATTTTCTGAGACGAGTAAAGTTCTTGTATCACGGTCATGGGCACGACGCATCCATAATATCCATTCATCCCCATATCCCAAGGACCGCATAAGCCGCTCATCGTCGTCATTAAACGGTAAGGCCCACCAAATAGGAGCTGACTCAGATCCGATGGTAGATTTAAAATGATCACGCGGCCACTCAATAACTTCTTTTAGCCTAGTACATTCAAAAAGATCACAGAGTTCTTTATGCAAATATTCGCGTAATCTGTGACGCCTTAAGACTACTTTGGCAAAATAATAATGAGAGCCAAATCCGTTAAGTCTATGAACTATGTTAGTTGCTTTTGGTGTTAATCCTGTTGGATCTATAATAGTCCAATGATCTGCCCAACTCTTAGAATTTATTTCCTGTATGACTTCAACTTGTTCATCCAGCTCGTCTAATGGTGATATTATCGAACCCATTATAATGTGTTTGTATCAACACCAGAACGATTAGGAGTATAACCTTGTTTCTGCTTCGGTGCGTGCATCTTAGTTGCGTGCATCTTACGTAAGACTTTCTCTGACTGCTTACGATTAATTTCATTAGCTAATTGTTCAGTGAATCCTTTAGGACTCTTACGATGAGAACTTATATGTCTCTGTTCCATTATTAAACTCCAAGATAAAAGGGAGGGGAGCACACTATACTTCAGTGTGCTCCCAAGGCTTAACGCCTTATACCATACTTACGTGCATAGAAACCTAAAACTGATAACCCAGTACCCATGAACAAGAGTGAAGAAGGTTCAGGAACTACTCCCTTCTTACCAAGATTACCATTTAGGTTAACGTTTAGGCTAGCAAGTGTTACAGTTTGCCCATTTTTAAACACACTCTTACCAATGTTGTCGGTAAGACCAATAAAAGCTCCTGTAACGGTTGCACCATTAAACCATGTTCCGATTAATGTGCCAGTCATCTTATATTCGTTAGTCCCATTACCTAGCGTAATAATCTGCCAAGCAACCGGACCATCGAACATACCACTAAAGATTGTGCCAGCATGAATACCATTGCTGCCATTACCAGCAATAGTAAACTTTCCTCCGCCATTAAAAATGGCAGTAGAAGCTAGGCTTCCAAGACTAAGCGCGCCAGTCCTGAAATTAATCTTGCCTAGCAATCCTGTTATAATTGGATTCCCACTTAAAGCGAACCCAACTATAGTAGAACCTGCCAAATTTAAAGCTGCCATA